ACTTTGGCACGGGATTGTCGAAAGAGTATTTACGAACGATAGTACATGCAGCTCTACAAAATCAAAGACGTTAAGTTAAACCCAGCTAACCCGCGAATCATCAAGGACGATAAGTTCGCGAAGTTGGTACAATCGCTGAAGGAGTTTCCAGAAATGGCAACCATTCGCCCTATTGTGTGCAATACCGAAATGGTTATACTCGGAGGGAATATGCGGTTTAAGGCCATGCAGGCGGCAGGATGGAAAGAAGTGCCTGTCGAGGTGGTGGACTGGCCCGAAGATAAGCAGGCTGAGTTTGTCATTAAGGACAATGTAAGCGGCGGCGAGTGGGACTGGGATATGTTGGCCAACCAATGGGACGGGGAGAAGCTGCAAGCGTGGGGGTTGGATTTGCCCGACCTTACACAAGATGAAAAATACAGCAGCAAAATCCAATCGCCAGTTTATGAACCAAAAGACGTTAAGCCTGATATTTCAGAACTTATTGATGTAAGCAAATCGAAGGAATTGCAAGAGGCTATCAATAAAAGCAACGCACCTGATGAAGTAAAGTATTTTTTAACATTGGCAAGTTATCGCCATGTTGTTTTTGATTTTGAGAATATCGCCGAATTTTACTGCCATGAGTCTCAAGAAGTTCAGGAACTAATGGAACAATCGGCGCTCATTATTATTGACTTTGGCAAGGCTATCGAGCAAGGATTTGTCGTGCTTTCTGATGAGATTACTAAACTTTACACTAAAGATTATGAGGAATGATTTTGCGGCATTCATATTAAGTCACGGAAGGCCGGATAAAATACACACAATAAAATCACTTCATCGGGCAGGGTACAGCGGCCGGTATTTTATTGTGATTGATGATGAAGATGATACGGCAGATGATTATCGTGCAAAGTATAGCGATAAGGTTTTGCAATTTAATAAAAAATCCTACGCAGACTTGACTGACGAGGGAGACAACTTCGAGAATCGTCGCACAACTACACACGCGAGAAATGCAATCTTTGACCTTGCAAGAGAACAAGGATGCAAATTTTTTATAGCCCTTGATGACGATTACACAGATTTTGTTTACAAATACAACGATGAAGCATGTTTTGCAGAATCGCATATACTTTCAATAGATAGTACGTTTGATTTGCTTATTGATTATTTAGAAGCCACGCAGGCGCAATCTATAGCAATGGCTCAAAATGGTGATTTCATCGGAGGCGCATGTGGAACATTTGCCAAGCACGTAAAGCCAAAGCGTAAGGCAATGAATACGTTTATTTGCAGCACCGATAGACCGTTCCAATTTATCAGCAGATTAAACGAGGACGTGAATACATATCTTAGTCTCGGGCATCAAGGTAAACTATTTTTTACAATACCGCAAGTGTCCATAATTCAAAAGCAAACGCAGGCAACGAAAGGTGGAATGACCGAAGCGTATCTGGAAGGTGGAACATACGTTAAGACTTTTTACAGCGTTATGTATTGCCCATCGTTTGTAAAGGTTTCCATGATGGGAGAAAAACACAGGCGAATTCATCACCGTATTACCTGGAAAAATGCAGTTCCGGTGATATTGTCAGAAGATAAAAAACAACGAGACAACAATGAAGGAACAAAACTCAAAGACTAATGCCATACCAAGAAAAACAACCACACGGCGGCAGCCTGACCCGACCGAATAAAGGCGAGACGATGAACCCGCATGGCAGGCCGCGCAAGTACGTTTCCACGCTCAAGGCAGAGGGGTATAGGCTGGCCGAAATCAACGACTGTATCCAAGTGATGATGGCCATGACCATCGAGGAACTAAAGGAAGCATTTGAAAACCCTACGGCAACGGTATTGGAAAAGACCATTGCGGCGGCAATCAAACGCAGCATTGAAAAGGGCAGCCTGTATAGCATTGAAACGCTCCTTTCCCGTGTGTATGGCAAGCCAAAGGAATTGGTGGACATGGACATTCAAGGTGAGGTAACTGTTACGATGAACCTTAACCCCACACAGCCATGAGCGCACACGACCCCGACCACTACAAGGGCGAGATAGAATGTATTGATGCAATCCGGGCAAGCATGACTCCTGGAGCTTATCGAGGTTATCTGAAGGGCAACATAATGAAATACCTATGGCGGCATGAACGGAAGGGAGGCGCGGAAGACTTGCGTAAAGCGCAGGTGTATTTAGGCTGGTTAATTGAGGCACAGAAATGAACATTTTAGGCATACTCAACGGCATGAGCGGTATCAGTTACCACCGCCTATACGCCCCACTCCATGACCTGCAGATTCGCGGCTTCGCGCAAATTGACATCTGGTCGCCACGCGATGAAAAAGGCGCATACCGCCCGCTGCCAGACCTTGATCAATACGACCTTGTCATTTGGAACGGCACTCTTGCAGAACCACAGGAGCAGATTATTCAGATACTCAACAACCGGGGCATTCCGTTTATAGTGGACATTGACGACTATTGGATGCTTAACCGCTACAACCCCGCTGTGGATGAATGGAAACGCCGGGGGCTGGCTGCCAAAGTGCAGGCGGCATTGTACCAGGCGGACGCAGTTATCTGCGAGAATGACCGCCTCCGGGAACAGGTGTACAAGGTGAACAGGAACGTTTACACGATTACTAACGCCCTCAATCTGACGGAGTTGCAGTGGAATCAGGAAAAAGAACCGGGCGATAAGTTCCGGGTGGGATTCGTGGGCAGCCGCTCGCATCGTTATGACCTATTCACCATCAGTCAAGCAGTGCGTGAGTTCTGCGAAGAAACAGGCAGCGAATACAACATTTGCGGCTATGATGAAAAAGACCCGGAGTGGCAGGCAGTGGGAAACGATGTTGCACCCGTCGGGCATCCTGACTGGCTGAAGCTGCGGCCCGGCGTTCACCCATCGCAGTACGGCATCTATCTTTCCCGGCTGGATGTCGTTGTTGCCCCGCTGGTAAGTTCACAATTCAACAACTGCAAGTCTGACTTAAAGGTGAAAGAGGCTGGCTGCTATTCGCTGCCCGTCATTGCTTCAGACTTTGGCCCGTACCATGACCATCCCAGCGCAGGCGTTTACACGGCTTCCGGCGTGAAAGAATGGAAGGCGCGGTTGTTTGAGGCGTACGAGGGCAAATTGGACGGACGGCCCAACGCTGCGTATCTGGAAAAGGAAGGAGACCTGCACAAAGTGAACCTTGAGCGGATTGCGGTATTGAATGAAGTATTGGTGGCGCGGTAAAAATATTTTTTTCAAATGCTTGTTTATTTGTTCAAAAGTATTACCTTTGAATCACCAAAGAACGAAACAATGAAAACAATTAAAGCCACCACACTTCAGCGGCACATTATTGAAGGCCGCGTAGAATGTTTAACAGATTTCAGATTAGGCCGCGTTGAAATACGCAGCAACATCACAGGTCGCAGGTTCACCATAAATATCATTTAACACCATGAATAACACTGAACAACTTGAACACTTTGCCCACGGCCTGCCCGTTATGAATCGGCTGGTAGAACTGGCAAACGCATGGCGCGAAGGAAGCATCGACGCGCTGGCAGCGTACATCACACTGAACCGCATTAGCAAGATGCTGGACAATCTCAAAGATGAGGTGAAGCCCTATGCTATTGAGCAGTCCGGGCAATGGCACGAAAAAACATTCACCTACTTTGGAGCAACAATTGAAAAGAAATCAGGCGCGGGGCGTTGGGATTTCAAAGGGGTGCAGGCCTAGAACGAGGCAAAGGCAACCTTATCATCCATTGAGGAACGTGCAAAGGCAGCAGCGCAGGCAGCAGCAAAGTTCGGCGCGGCAATGGTCAGCGAAGACGGGGAATTGTTAGAGGGTGCGACGTACACCCCGGGCGCGGACATTATTGCTTTGAAAGGATTATGAACAACTAACGATATTAGCCGCTCTGCAACCACCGAAGGGTTGGGTTCCACCCGACACGCTGATGTAGGTGGAGCGGGGCGGCTTGTTTTGCCTAACGTTTTGCAGATTGGCGGTCGTTTTAATGCCGCCAATGTGCTGTTAGCGGCTGCCCCTTTTCTTTTTATCACCTTCCCGACATCGGGAAAACGATAAGACAAAATGCCCGTTTCCCCATTATAGGAAATGGCATACTCAATACAGCAGCAGCCGCAAGATTATTCACCCGCGTTCAATCCGCTGACCTTCGTTGTTCGGGAAACGGACACGGCAATTACCGGAGCATCCAATTTCCGCTATCTGTGCGAGGTGGAGATTGACGGGACAATACAGGCTAAGTTAAAAGCCCCTATCCGCTATGGCAGCACACAGAATGAAGCTGTATTCGATGTCACCGAGATTATCGGCAGCTATGTTGGCAACGACTTCCAACCCCCATCAGCGGCGGCAATCGTCCCGCAAGACCGGATTACCACCTGGCGGGCGAAGTTCGGATACGAGTCCGGCTCAGGGACAGTCACAGAGGCAACCGGCGTAGTCAATACCGGCAATAAGTTCAGTTGGGATGCCTGCTTGCCAATTCAGGACTTCCTCGATTATGCGCAAGCGGACTACCTTACCGCATCCGGCGGCACGGCAGGGGCGAAGTTCCTCACCGATGTCCGGCCGCGCTCAGTACAGGCAGCAGAGCAGCACAGCCTGACCGCGCTATTCGGCACGGATACTGCCAATAAGGTAGTAGAGTTCAAGAGCTACAACGCAGCGGGAACACTATTACAGACTGTGACAAAGAACCGAACCTATACGGACTACAAAGACCGCCTGCTCTGCATCGATACCAGTTTCAACAGCATCGGGTTTACTTCGGGAAATGAGGCGTACTACACGGTCCAGGCGTACCCGTCTGGATACGCTGGCAAGGCATCGGAAACCATGCGGTTCGACCTGTGGTCGGAATGTTCCAAGTACGACCCTGTTACACTTCACTTCCTCAACACCTTGGGCGGGTTCGATTCTTATACCTTCCGGAAACGCACGGTGCGCAACCTGACCGGGGAGAAAAAGACCTTTGAACAGGACAGCTTCCGCTACACCACCGGGGCCTATAACTACTCCAACGAACGGGGCGGTGTAACCAATTACAACACCACGCTAACCGAACAATGGACGCTGAACACGGACTTCCTGACGGACACCGAAGCTGAGTACATCGAGCAGCTTGTCTTCAGCCCTGTGGCATACATGGGCAGCTTCAGTGCAATGGAAAAGGTTACTGTAAACAGCACGGAGTTTGAGCGCAAGTACAACCGCGATGGGCTGGTGCAGTATTCGGTCACGATTCAACGCGCCCTGACAAACAGGAGGCAGCGGTTATGATGCGGCTGTTCATTGAAGGCAGGCAAGTTGACCTTTCGGAAAAAGAAGCCTTGCAAGTAACGCGGGAAATAGCCGACATCCGCGAACCTGCCCAGCGTTCATCGGATTGGAGTCGGACCTTTCGCATCCCGGGAACGTCTGCCAATAACAAGCTATTCGGCCACATCTTCGACGTGAACCAGGAACAGCTGAACAACGGGACGCAATTCGCTCCGGACTTTAACCCCAACAAAAAAGCGGCGGCCCTTGTAACGGTAAATGAGGTGGAACAGATGCGCGGCTTTGTGCGGTTGCTGAACATCAGCGTGATTCGCAAAGGGCAAATCGAATATGAAGTTTCTGTGCATGGGGAGGTTGCAGACCTGTTCGCCAAAATTCGTAACAAGAAGTTGAGCGAAATCGACTTGTCATCCATGAACCACAACCTTTCAAAGACAGCTGTTAAAAACTCATGGGCCTACACAGCTGCCAGTGGCGGTTACATTTACCCGATGATTGACCGTGGACGGGAAAACAAGGCATACGATTTGTGGGGCTGCGAAGATTTCACGCCTGCTGTTTTTGCAAAGGTCATCGTTGACAAGATTTTTACCAATGCGGGGTACAGCTACTCAGCAGATAGCTTCTTCAATACTGACGAATTTAAATCGCGGGTAATTCCTTTCCC